TTTCTTTGAAACTAGTCCCCCTAACATTATCCATAGTCTCTATATACTCTTTGAATGCAGGCAGTAAATGTGTATGGTCTTCACTGTCCATGAAGTCTAATATAGCTTGCCAACGTTTCCACCCGTACGGGTTGTGATGCCAAAAGTTATCATCCTGTCTATAGTTGTCCCATAACCAAGTCTTAAACTCTCTATAAATTTCTCTTACTTCTTGCTTGTCTTTTTCGGGTAATATTTTGACACTTAGAAACGTAGGGATATAAACAAAATGCATGTTAAAGATTCCCCCGCCTGCATCAGACTCGTCCATGACTGTTGCTTTGTTGATTTTCTTATAGTTCTTTTGAATCTTCCACTTAGCAAACTCAGGTAGTTTCTTAACGTTTAAAATTTGAATAGCAGTAGCAATGCTTACTTCAATGTTGTCTTGTGTGTTATCTAGTATCTCTAGCTTTTCTTCCACTATGTCCCACTCTGTTGGGTATCTGATATAGTGATTTCTGTCTCCAAACATATCTTGACTACATGCAAACTTAACTTTTCTAAACTTCTCCCACAATTTAATGATACTATCATCAAGTAACAAACCATTTGAGTTGTATCTAATTAATATCTTGTTGGCATAACCTTGACGAACAATTTCTTCTAAGAATAGTTTATGCTCTTTAATCATTAGAGGCTCTCCGCCCGCAAAGTATACTTGCTTTAGATTAGGAATTTGTGCATACATCTCTTTCCAGAAGTCTGGATTTTCGTGCCATTTGTTATTGAACGATTCTTCATTCCAACTTAGCTGAGATTTGATTTCGGGTGACTTAAGTATAGGAAACACTTTTTTGTAATCTTGTACCCATCTACTTGAATCATGTGGGCTACACATAATACATTTGATATTACAGTTATGACCCAATCTTAAGTCTAGGTACAATAGCTTTTCAGGAACTGTCCCGTCTTCTTCGGTTTGCTTGATAAGTTCTTTAACGTCTAGTCCATCTTGTATCCATGTACCAGACTCCCACATTCTCTTACTAGCCACACCGTTTGATTCTTCATCAAAGCATTTGCTACAGCTTCTAGGTATCTCACCGTTAAGCATTGTAGTTCTAACCGAGCGCATATAGCTATTGTTCCATGCACTCATAGGAGTCTCGCTACCAAAGTTAGCAGGAGATCCGGTCTCATTCTTTACTAATCCAATCTCATGGTCTGACCCTGCACCACTAGAATTAGAACCACAGCACAACCTCATGTCGCCGTTAGGTCGTGTAGCAAAATGTATCCAGGGTAAGATACAAAAGGTATCACTGCCTGAAATATCAGCGACTTTGCGTTGCCATTTACCTAATAGGTTATCTTCTGGTTGTAGCCAATATATTTTACTCATTGAATGATTCTACTTTGATAAATTGTTCGTCATATTGTGTAATTATTTTTTCTGGGAATGTACCACATATCTTAGCACATGTTGCCAGACTATGCGTATTCCAATACTTCTCCCACACGGTTGACCAATCAGGGTTTTCTAAAATTGCCTTGACCGAATACTTAAGAAGGTCAATTGAATCGTAACCACCAATAGATGTTACTAATTCATTGATAACAGTAGACTGTTCAGTTTGGTATTCATGGACAATGTCTGTAGGCTTACTATAAGTATACGGTATCATTCCTATCCAGCAACAGGGCCATAAATTCTTAAATGCATCAATGTACAATGATTTAGTATTTACTGCTTTGCAGTTGATGGATGCTGTCTCGACCACCTTTTTATAAGACTTAATAATATCAGGGTGTATGAAGGTTATCTTATGCTCAGATGGTGGTTCGATTTTATGTAATACTTCACCCTGTGCATTCATAACATCTAGCCACGGCTTTTCTAAAAATCTACTAGTTGCTTTATGAGTAAATTTTTCAAATCCTAAATCTTTTGCCATCTGTCTAGCTGTTTCAACTTGATGTTCGTTGTGCTTAAAAGATAAGAAAACCCATTCAGCACGTCCACCTGCAGATATAAATGCCTTAGCGTTTTCTAAAATTTTATCAAAGTTAGTACCCACTCTGTATAAGTGATGTGTGTCAGCAAGTCCGTCTAATGCAAAATGAACACTGTGTTCCGTTGGCAGTGCCGTTGCCAATTTACTCCACCAATCTGGTGTTCTAGCACTACCGTTAGTGTGTATGCCTAACTTGATGTTTTCTTTTTTACTTTTGCAATAAGAAACTATCTCTAGTAAGTTATTAGATATTATAGGGTCTCCATAGTTACCACAAAAATAAATGTATTCGATTTGAGAAAGCACTTCTGCATTAACTATACTTTTAAAATCATCTACAGAAATTTCATCTAATGGTAAGTTTTTATTTTCTTGCCCCGAATGATAATTTCTTGCACACATAGGGCAACTAGCTTGACAACGTGATGTTAGCTCTATATGTAAGGTTTTTAGCTCAGAAAACTTAAACATAACGTTTTCCAATAATCATAAATCGTTTATATAAGGGTAGATCAAGTTCACCCGCATATAATATATTTTCTATGCACGACTGACTCTTAAATTCTTCTAAGTTATTAGCAATACGAACATGTTCTGGTATTGAGTAATTATTACTTTGCAAAACTATTAAACTATCGTTCCTAATTCCAGACAACCATAATTCGTAATCATCTTGTGATATATGTTCACAGCTAGTGTTTATGACAATATCTGCATCTGACCTAATTACACACATGTCACTGGTAATAGCACGAAATTTTCCTGCATGAGTTTCTATCTGATTCATAGTGTGGGCTATATCTTGACAATCAGGGTCAATGTCAATACTACGAATAGTTGATATGTGTAAGTTACTTTGAAACAACATGCTGGCTAGTACTCCAACCCAGCCACCGTGAATGTCTACTGACAGTAGTGTTTTATTGATATAGGGACGAACAACAAAATCTAAACTATCTATTAACCACTCTTTGCTTTTTATTTGACCGTTCCAAAATGCATCCAATGTTCTTAGGGGATCTTTACTACCACGAATAGCTCTCATCCAATGATGTAAATGGTCTGTGTCTATTCTCATAGTAGCTACCATATTAAAACAATAGCTTAAGTTTCTTATAGCGTTGAAAACATGTTGTAAATCCCTCACCCGGGATAACTTCAACTAAATGATCCGGTTGTGGGAATTCAGCTGGCACTGCTAGTATATTAGATACTGTACTATCTTTAAATGGGTTCTCATCACTGGGTTTAAACGTTTCAGCAATTGGCTTAGTTCTACAAGCTACCCAATACTGTTTGTATTTTCTTGCTTCTAAAAACTTTTGACAATTATTCCACACATCCCATTCCATTGCTTCATAGAATATAACAGGTCTATGCTTACTGATAGTCTTAACACATCCCTGTAGTGCTTCAAACTCATGTCCTTCCACATCAATTTTGATAACATTACATGTAGCAAGATCAATATTGTCTAGGGAAATCATTTTAACAGTAATTCCCTCATCACCGGTAATATGAATGTCACCGTAGTTAGTATTTTGTGTGGGGTCAAAATCTTTTAAAACACGTTCAGATTTTTTATTGCTGGCACCGGCATTGATAATTTGAATTTTAGGATAGTCTTTGCTGTTATATGATGCTACTGCAAAATGTTTAGGATTAGGTTCAAACCCTAACACATTGCAATTTGTTTCTTTGTGTACTGCTACTAGGTGATATCCAATATTAGTACCTATATCTACGTATTGGCTAAAATCGTTTGATAAGTATTCCTTAAGTATATTAACTTCTGCTTGACAGTATTCTCCGTACATGTCAATTGACTTACTTATTACAGTATCGTTTTTATATACCAAAAAGGTACCCAATCTACTATCAGTAAGTAGTAGAGTATCCTTCATTGAATCGATGGTTTCTTGAATTTCTTCTTCTATGGTTAACATTAAAAAATCTCTCAGTTACTATAATTTATAGTAAAATACAGTAACCAAAATATTTATTGTTGGCAAGTTCTAGTACGGGTAATAGTACCATCTGAATGCTGAGTTTCAGTCCATGGAGTACAGTTTTGACTTTGTAATACAGGTTGTTGCTGAATAACTACTTGTGGTTGTTGAACTACGACTGGTCTATTATAAATATCATAAATTACTGCACCCACTATAGCACCACCAACGACTGGGCCAAGACCCCAGCCACCACGCTGATGACCATGTCCGTGACCATGATAACGAAAATGATGTTGGGCAAAAGCGGGAACGCTAGCCAATAATAACAATGCAAACACAAATTTTTTCATAATATTCTCCTAGTCATACTTATATAACGTTTTAGATAACGGTCTTGTTGACATGTATTTAGTAATCTTGGTTATCCGATTCAGCTACAAGCCACCCAATTGACAATAAATCTTTACGTATCTCATCGGTCACTACGCTTTCAGATACACTGGCTTTAGTTTCTAAATATATTTCTTGTTCTTCTCTACTGAGTTGGTTAAGGTCTTCGTCGGTTAAGTCTTCTGTGTTACGTATACCACTACAGTACCAGTCGATGTAGTCGCCCTCTTGTCGTATATCAGCGACTATTCCACCTGCATAACGCCAACTACAACTCCATTTTTTCTCTGTTAATATAGGCCATACATCATTCTTAGTGAATTCATTATTACACATTGCGGCATATAGATGTTGCGCATAGATGTTATCTTTGCATTTCTCTATGATAAGTTCACTAGTGCGCAAATCATATTCCATATTGTCAGTTTGCCATTCGTCAGTTTCTTCTAGCTCCAGCTTTTGTTGTTTTGAACTTTTAAAAAAGTCAATCATAGACATTGCAGTTTCATCCCGTGGATCATCTTCTAGTATTTTTTCATAACGTTCCATACTAAATGTTCCCCTCTGTGGACTTCTTCTTATCATTACTCTTTACTTTCTGTTTACTATAAAATATGTGATTGCCTATACGTGCTACTTGTTTATATGGCCAAAACGGATCGACTGTTAAGTTATGAAAGAACAATGCACTACGTGGCAATACATCATGGTATGCATCATATGCCAACACTTGATAAGCAATATCCATTGCTTGTATATACTTAGGGTCATTGACGTTTATTTTTTGTCTGTTCTCGCATACCCAACTAAACTGGCACAGTCTAACTTTGTACTCATCTAATGTTTCTTCATTAATCTTGGTTACTGTTGTTACTTGATATATTACATTGCAAGGGGTGCTAGCGAAACCGTGATTTACTCTATTCATCACAACTCTAGCTACCGCTGCCTTGCCAGTAATACTTTCACCTCGGGCTTCATAAAATATATTTTCAGCTAAACATTTTAGTTGTTTATTATCAACTGGTTTGGCTTCTACAACTTCTTCTACTTCTTCTACTTCTTCTGGTTCTGTGCTTGTGTTAGTAAGCACTACAATAAGTGTAAATACAACCAATAATATTGAAAATATTTTAGTGGCATTTAAGGCTATATTTTTCATATATACTCCTTTTCTGTACATAGTATAGACTATGCAGGGGCTAATGTCAATTATTTCGGATTACATTATATCGTCCCAGCAATCGCAGTTGCATAGTACAACTTCATCGATTGCTTGCGACGGCGTAATAATTGACGGTTTTACGATATCAGTAATATTAATTAAATCTATCGAGGGTGGGACTAGAGTAGTCCACGGCGATGTATTCGGATTCCCTGTATTTGGGTTGATAACCGGATACGGTGAAACAATATCTGAATTTGGTGTTGTTTCAGTATTGTTTGAACTTGGTGTAACAACATCGCCATATGGTGGACCAACTGGGCCGGGACCGCCCGTTACGATAGGTACACCAATGAGAGGGCTAGTAGTGATTAATGGTACTGTGATCGTATTACCTGTCACAGGATCTATTTTAGTAGTTGTTGGTACTGCTCCATTAACTCTAGGCAATGATAATTTTTCGATTCCTACTTCATTGTCTTGTTCGGCTCCGGTTAACCCCAGTCGATGTGCATTACGTACTTCACGCATACTACCAATCATACTGTTACCACCTACTTTAGAAGTGTCAGTTATGGCTTCTAAGTTTTGTACAGGACCCCATTTTTCTGTCTGCATGGCATAACTATTCAAACTTTCCATGAATCCGTATATTTCAGTGACGATAGTATCTAGATCGGGTAGATATTTCTCTGCTCTAAGGCCTAAACTTCTAGCATTCTGTTCTAATGTCATATGTCTACCAAAGACATTGTACAATTTATTAGTTATAATTTTTAATGCAGGATTATTATTTGCAATAGATGCAATTTCAGTATTAGCTTGAGTAATATATCCCATGCACGGGCCGTTCATTCCTGACCAACCAGATGTATTATAAGGTGTGTTTTGACCAGCTGAATAACTATTTACTGTTACTGGTAACATTGCAGTAGGAGGACATTCAATACGTATTTCTACAATAGGATTTCCCATTGGAGGGGGTCCGGAACGTCCGTTACTTGCTGGCACATTTAGACCGTATATAACTTGACTACCAGGATTAGTCAAACTTAATCCTATCAATTGACCAAAAGTGCCGGGCCCAGATGGGCCACTTGCATCACTTGAATTAACTGTTGTCTGTGCGGCTGCACCTGAGGGGGAACCAATAGCTGATGGTTCATAAAATTGAGTGAGGGGAGGTGGGGCTAGACCTCTACTGTAGCCACCGCCCGGTAAAATAATAGTTAATCCTGTAATACTGTATGTTAATGTATACAACGCCGGACTTATTGTTGCTGAAGTTTCAGGATCAATAACTTCATCTGCCGTTTTTATATAAGATTTGCTAATCTGAACTGAACCCGTACCGGGTGCCCACGTAATAGCTAGGTACAACTCATGGTATACTCTAAACAAGAATGCAGTTTGTAAACTAGTAATATATCCCTGCAGGATAGACCAATCATACGAGAGTCCGGACATTGCACCAAAAAAATCACACGTAGTATATCTACCCTTATCTCCGTTGCCCAATGCAATACGTGGAAGTGTACTATTTCTAATAGGTTGGTTTGCAGGGACATTTGTACCATTAACTCCTAGATCAGTTACTGTTTCTAAATTTTGTACTACTTGACTAAATCTTTCAATGTCCATTGACTTGATGTTTTTAATTTGCAACATCGTAGTAGAAAATGCATCACATGCAGAAGCTAATGCGGCAGGTAAAATTATTTTTAAGTTCTCACCATAGTTGTTTACTATGTAAGAAGTTACTTCTCCGGAAGTATATATTAGGTAGTACGTTTTGCTATTAGTAGGGCCCGGTACACCATTGTATGTAGGTGCCGTTAGTGTGGCATAGCTATTTGGAAACAAGTACTTTGGATCCAATAAGTCAGCAAGTGTTCTTACCCCCTTAGTTTGGCAATTCAAACCTATCATAACTTCAACAAGGTCTATGCCCATGACAATACAGTATGCACTATATAGTTTTTTCTGCTGGTCAATACTAGGTTCTGTTCCTGCAACAAGAGAATCTATTTCATCTGAAGAAAAGCCGGCAGCTAATAATGCTAAATTTACTGCTTTGGTAAGTGATTTAGTTTTAAATAATGTTCTTAATAGTACTACGGGGCTACCAAACTTATCGATATTGTGTAAATCAATACTTCTACCGGATGCAATTAAGTCTTGCCCCCAAAAGAATAATGCCAAAGTAACTCCCGAAAAATCAGCAGTTATTAGGTCGTTCATGTTACTATACGCACCGTCAAGGTAAGTATCTGATGCATTCATTGCATCAATTGCTTTGTTTGACTGACCAATAAATCCATGAGCCATATTAAACGTAAACAAGAAATCAGTATATGATCCGTTGTTTATATAAAATTCATAATGTGCTTGTAACGGTATGATACGTAGCCAACCAAAACTAGTGTACTCACTTGTATATGGCACTGAATTTGGATAAGGATTTAGTGATGCCGTGCGTAAATACTCCGGTGGCTTACTATCACCTAATACAGGAATAGTTTCAGCACCTATCGTAATCAATGATGAATAATGTGAGAAGGTATTACTTAAGAATCCTGCCCTAATAGACCACACTAGCATACGCAGTACAGTATTTTGTGTTGTTGATCCTAACACATGGTTAGATAAGGAATTACTAGTTCCCATATGACTTTGCGCAACTGCATTGATACGTAAACCTTGATTCTGAACAAAAGACCCTAAACTGTTTAAGTTAAGGGGAGAATATTTACCTGTTAAACTCATGGCACAAATACATCAGGACTACCTTGTACGATACTATGACCGCAACTGTTTCCTGACCCTACTCTAAGAACAGGTGCACCTTCTGCAAACACAGTAGGACTACCTTCGGTAGTGGTTGCTGATTTGTGTGGTGGGTGTGGTCTACCCCATGGTGCGTGAGGAGTAATAGTACTTACATGTAATCCAACACGGATTCCATTGGCATACACCGAATCAGCGCCGCGGACGATTGCTCCACCGGGCTGATTCTGATCTCCTACACGACTTAATGCTGGCATATTATCCTAGTATAATTTTTTTATCTGGTAATTTAATACCAGTAGTTGCTTCAATATATTTGTCCTTGATATTATCATCTGTAACGGCAGATAAACTAATACTATTAGTATTTAGCGTTACATTTGTACCTGGTTCTGCGGTAAACATACTAGGAATCATTTGCATACCTTCACGTCCGGGTGCAATAGATACAGGTTCACTGATGATAATATTATCACGGGTAATTTCAACTATTTTAGCAATAAGTTCCTCACCCGAGTTCAACTTAAAGGTGTATATTTTTCCATTTTCCATTATTTGCTTTCTGTTAATTTTGTTCTGAGTTCAGTGAACCCACCGATTAATTCTCCATCTAGGAAGATTTGCGGGAGTGTGCGGGCAGTTGGTACTGCTTCTAATAGTTGTTCTTTTGTCCAAGTACCGTGCATGATATTTCGTTCTTCATACGTGATACCTTTTTGTGTGAGCAGGGCTTTGGCCTGAACACAGTAAGGACATGAATCCTTACTCCATACAATTGCTGTCATTATATTCCTTTATAATACTGGTAATTCTTCATAGTTAACTGTATCTGACATTACGCCAATAACATAGTTAGTTGATTCGTTTTCTTGCAGGGCAGTTTGTTTCTTGTTAATGTTTACATGTTTGTTGAACCAAGGGATTGGACTATGCTTGGGATAGTTTTCTGTATACTTTATACCAATTTCTTTCAAGCGACTGAATGCGGTAAAGTCTACAAAGTCTTTTAATATCTCTGCATTCAATCCGATCACTACGCCCTTACTGAATAAATAATCAGCCCATTCTTTTTCTTCTTTAATAACTTCCATATACAATGCATATACTTCAGCACGACATTCTTCTACGATAGAAGCAAATCGAATATCATCTTTGGTTACGTTATTAATCAACCAAGCTGTCCACTCAGCGTGAAGCAACTCATCTTGCAGGATCAAGGAGATAATGTTTCCGTTACCAATGTAAATTCGATTCTCTACCATAGCAAGACTTGTTGCAAAACTTACCATGAATCTAAATGCTTCTAGTGCATACGATGCATGTAGTGCCATCCAAATAGCTTTGATATGTTCATGTTCTGTTACTTCACCACCAGTTTCTTTTAAACAATTAAGTTGATGTAAGTTTTCATAGTATCTACCGATACTAGCAGCCATTTCAATAATCTCTTTTGTGTCATGTATCTTATTGAATTCTTCTTTAGGAACTCCATATACATTACGAATGATATGACTGTATGACTTACTGTGAATATTAGTCTCAAAGAAACTCCAGTTACCAACCAGTGCTTCAAGTTCTGGAATACTGATAA